TGACAAGCTGTTGGGAATCAGCAAACAGCGACTCATAACCAGCGGCATCGGCGCGGAGTGTTTCAAGGTTCAGCCGGATACGATCTGCAACCTCATTGAAAGCAATCTTGGCGCGTGCCAGCTCGGTATCAACGGCATCATGCAGGCTGCTAATCGTGCGCTTGTTCTTCATCGCACCGGCAAAGTCTGCCTTTACCATGCCTTCAGGGACGCGCACCTTGCCCAGTGACGTGTTGATCTGCTGGGCGTGAGCATCAAACAACCCTTTAGCTTTGGCGAGGATTTCAACGCGGATTGATTCTTTACGGGCCTTAACCATCTTGTCCAGCTCAAGGCGCTTGGCTCTGGCTTGCGCTTTGATTTCGTCAATGGCGCGGAACAGATCGTCAATGCTCGCTGTCTGCGCCAATGCCTGCTCTTTGGCTAGATCAAGTTTGTCCTCTACTGACTGGCACCACTTAACCGTTTTGTCGGCATCGGCAAAGTCTTGATCTGTTTGCAGGTTAGTGCTGATACCGTCAAACACTGCAAGGGCGTGTGTCTTGAATGCCGCCAGGTTGGACGCAGTGACTTCGCCGCGCACTTGTATCTGCAATGATGGAAGCGAATCAGGCGCAACACCAGAGGCTTGGGGAGCGTGTTCAACGTGCTCGTAGTTTGCCAAGTCCTTATCAAACTGACGCCAGCCTGCAATCAACTGCGCCCTACGTTCTGGCTGTGACTCATACCAGCAATGCGTTTCTTTCTCGCCGGCCGACACCATAAAAAGCACTTTCTCTGCGCCAGACACAAGCAACTGGTGCTCAAGTTGGGGCCAGTGGCTATCGGGCAAATCGGCGGCATCAACCAGTTTAGCCAGGCTGTCGCTCCAAAGTTTGTGCTCCCATAGAATTTCACCCAGCATGGTTGCCCCGTCAAAGGAAGCCAGAAGCCAGCCTTCATCATCAACGCCAGTACAGGGAAACAGATCCTCCCCAATGATTTCCTCTGCCGCTGGACGCGCCGCCGCCTCGGCAGCATGGCCCTTATCAAAAAGATACTGCTTTGCGGAATCAACATCCTCAACAATGCCGAGCGCCTTTTGCTTGAGCAGATCATTTCGGCTCATGTAGGGGCTAAACCCAAGCATGGCGGCGGCTTCGCTTGCCGTGTGGTATTTAGCGCGAGCGTCAAGCCACTCTTGGCTTCCCTGTACAACATTCAGTGTTTTCATTCGGCGTCCCCTTCAATCGGCGCGCAGTTATTGATAGCAGTTTTTTGGGCGTCAGTAAGAGGAGCGCGTGACTCCGCCCTGACAATCACCTCGGCTGGGGCGATCTTTCCTTGCTCAATGCCTGCCCGCCATTTCGGCAAGTTGGCTTTGAACATTTCTTCTTCGTAGAACTCGGGTTCAGCAGTTGATTGCGCGGCAACCTCGCGCTCCACCGGCATATCCTCAGCTTCCTCCCTAATCACAAGCCCAGCAAGCGCGTCTGCGAACTGACTGCGAACAGCGAAGCCTCTGGCGCGCATCTGTAGCATCCGTTTCGGGTACTGAGTCCACGGCCCGGCTTTCCCCCACAGCTTTGCAGTAGCCGCATCAGCTTGGCTGAACGTCTGCGTGTGCTTTTCGCCGTCCTTACGCCATACAGTGCAGGTAGCAACATTACCGGACTCGTTGAATGTCTCATTAATGCCGCCGAACGCGGGATGGTTCTGCACCAGCGCCAGCAGCGCATCACCGTAGATGGACGGACGCCCGTTGATTACCGCAATGTTCTGCAATGCCTGGATGGGGTTAAGCCCAATCTCGCTGCCCATCATCATTGCCACCAAGGTGTCCTCTGGCTTGCCCTTGTAGCAGGTTGGCACCATGCCGCTGCGTGACAGCATAGCGGCCATATCCATCGCTTCTTTCATGTTCTGAGGCTGGAGTGCAAACCCCCCGCCTTGCTTGAGTGCTATTTGATTTGTCATCGTGCGTCCCTCGCCTTACTAAAACCGTCACCCATCACCCTGGCCTGCTCTTGATCCGCAAATGCTCGCAAGTCGGCCTGCCTGTCATACACGTTCAATCGTGGTTCTTCGTGGCCCAGCGCCGCTTTCATAGCTTCTTCTGCGGCCTGAACATCGTTAAGCCCAAAGCGTTCGATCTTCACGTTCTTAAACTTCGCGTATCCAAGCCCGTCAATCTGGCCGCAGCCGTCACCGCATTCTCTGAAGTCGATAGCCTTCAAAGGCACTTCCAGTGTTATCGTTACCCATTGCTCTTTCATCACAGTCTCCTATTGGCCGTCTGGTAATCGAACTCAGCCCGATCCAGCGAGTTGTAGTAGCTGTCGCTGGCCTTGGAATCTTCCGCGTCACGCTTCAGCTCTTTCTCAATTTGCCAGCGCAGGCTGTCAATCTGTCCGTCTGTTAGCTCATGAGTGCAGTCGATGCCGTTCTTTGCTACGCCGTGGATAATCACGCCGAACTTTTCTAAATCCCATGAGACTTGGTGTGTGCTCTCTACGTCCAATTCAGATATGTTCACAGCGCACCCCCAAGCCAGAAGTAGACAGTGATACCGCCCCAGGCGAATCCGATAGCGCAGACTGCAAAGCCTTTCCAGAACTCCACAGCGGGGCTTTGGTACGCTGGGCGGCGATCAGGGAACATGTACTTAACGTCATTCATGCGAATATCCCCACTAAGCTAATGAGCAGTGCCAGCCCGAAGGCCACGCCGATGATTATGTTTGCTAGTGAAATCATGTTTTTTCTCCCGGCCCGTTGTTGTGGGCATGTAAGTAGATTAGACCTGCAAGCAAACAGTGTCAAGCCGTAGAATGATAAATAAAAATAGTTATTTAAACGTGTAGCATAATGATACATGTACATAGAAGCGCATAGACACTGGCAAATAGTTTGCAAAAGGCGTTGACGGCAGCTATTATATTGATAATGATGCGGTATCACTTAAAGGATAAACATATGTTAGATCGAGTAAGACGGATGCTAAACGAGCGCAAGGGGCAGTGGCGATTGATAGCCAAGCAATGCGATGTTAGCTATTCATGGCTGACCAAGCTTGCCCAGGGCGTAAACCAGAATCCGACCATCAATAAGCTTGAGCGTCTGGATTCATACTTACGGGACACAGCGATATGAGCCAAAAAGACAGAATACTCGCACACCTCAAGGCAGGCCGATCTATCACGCCAATCATGGCGCTGACTAAGTTTGGATGCTTTAGGCTTGCGGCGCGGATAGATGAAATACGACACCAAGGCTTTGATGTGGTTACTTCAATGGTGGCCGATGGTGATCGCAGGTATGCCAAGTACAAGCTGATTAGTGGAGCAAAGCCTAATGCGTAGACAAAAAAAAGCCCCTTCCGTTGCCGGTTGGGGCTTGCCTCTGGGCGAGGGCTTTAGTAGTCTTGCTGTGCGAGCAACAAGAACAGGAAGTATATTAGCGAAAGCTAACACCATCCGCAACCCTCCTGTTCTTATTGCCGCCCAGTCGGGCCTGGCGAAATCGTGCTGTCTCATTGTGCAGCCGCCCTCGAAAGCAAGTAACTGCAATCCGACCTTTAAGGGACGGGATAAACAGCGTAATTGTGACCTAAGTGTTAGGGTGAGGTTTTGGCAGCCTGAATATAACTGTTTGCTGATTACTGGATTGCACGGGACATTGGATAAAGCCAGTAGGCTGACAGGGGTCACAAACAGTCCCTATATGTCACCTATTGTCTGAATAAAGGGGATTTATGGCAGAGCTAAAGCTAGTCCAGCAGCAAATAATAGGACTGAACCAAGACGCTGTAGACGAATGGTCAGAGTACAGGCAGGAAAAGAAAAAGCCGCTATCTGCTCTGGCTATGAAGAAGGTAATTAAGTTTTTACTAAAGTACGATGAAGGGCATCAGCAGGCGCTAGTCGATGCGGCAATCATGAACGACTGGCAAGGCTTGCATGATATAGAGATAAAAAAGCAAACTAGCAGGGAATCCACTCTGCACGATGATCTAAACGATACTTCATGGGCGAGGTAGTTATGCGAACAAATCACGAAAGAGGCGAGGCTAGATACAACGCGAGACTGACCACAGAAAAGGTTATTGAGATCCGCGAGAACAGGTATGGGTGGTCAGCTAAGCGCCAGGCAGAGCACTACGGCGTACATCACAACACTATCCACAGGGTTAGGCACTTTGAAGCATGGAGCCATGTATGAGTGCGTATCAAAAATTCCTACGAGATAAGCAGTTCATGACTCAAACAAGCGGCTTTGATGCTGATTTATCTGAGTACCCTTTGTTCGATTACCAGATAGATATAGTCCGATGGTCCTGCCATCGAGGGAAGGCGGCTGTTTTTGCTGACACGGGCATGGGTAAAACGATCATGCAGCTTGCATGGGCCGACCAGGTTGCAAGGCATACCGGTAACCCTGTATTGATCTTGGCCCCACTGGCCGTATCAGACCAGACGATTGCAGAGGGCGCAAAGTTTGGCATCCATGTTGATAGATACCGTTTTGCTGACGTTTTTGGTCCTCATATTTATGTGACCAATTACGAGCAGCTGCACAACGTCAATGCAGACCAGTTCGATGGTGTTGTGTTGGACGAGTCCAGCATTTTGAAGGGAATGCAGGGCAAGGTTCGCAAGCAAGTCACAAGCATGTTTTCGGCTACGCCATACCGGCTTAGCTGCACGGCCACACCTTCTCCCAATGATTTCATGGAGCTTGGCACTCAGTCCGAGTTCTTGGGGATTATGTCTCAGGTTGAAATGCTGGCGATGTTTTTCATCCATGACGGTAGCGACACAAGCAAATGGAGATTGAAGGGCCACGGCAGGCGCAAGTTCTTCGAGTGGCTGGCGACTTGGGCGGTATTCATCAGCAAGCCTTCTGACCTTGGGTATTCCGATGATGGGCATGAATTGCCGGAGCTGATATTTCACGAGCACGTCATTGATTCAGGTATCACAGAAGGATTATTCGCGCCGGTTGCGACTGGGCTGCTAGACAGGAACCGAGCAAGAAAAGACACGGTTGATGCGCGTGTTGAGCAGGCTTCGATAATCGCCAATGGGATCAATGGGCAGGTTCTTGTCTGGTGTCACCTGAACAACGAAAGCGAGAAATTATCAGATGCGATTGATGGGGCTGTAGAGGTGACAGGTTCCGACCCCGCTGCACACAAGTCGGCAACCATGCTGGGCTTTGCGAGTGGTGATGTTCCGGTTCTTGTGAGCAAGCCAAAAATCGCAGGGTTTGGCATGAACTGGCAGAACTGCAATCACGTTGTCTTTGTTGGCCTTTCCGACTCATGGGAGCAGTTCTATCAAGCGGTGCGTAGATGTTGGCGCTACGGGCAAACCAAGCCCGTACATGTTCACATTGTTAGCGCCGATGTTGAGGGTGGAGTGCTTGCGAACATTAAACGCAAAGAGTCGCAGCATAAAGAATTGAAGAAAGAAATGATCGCCATTATGCGCGACAAGACGCTGGCCCAGCTTGGCAGGGCACAACAAGAAAAAACCCAATACCAGCCAGAATTGAGCATGGAGATACCATCATGGATTCAGTAATCGACCAAGTCATCACCAACAACTACGCGATTTATAACGGAGACTCGGTTGAAGTTGTCGCAGGGCTTCCTGATAACAGCGTGGACTTCCAGATATATAGCCCACCATTCGCCAGCCTGTACACCTATAGCAATAGCGATAGGGATATGGGGAACGTGAAAGATGATAAAGAGTTTTTCGATCACTTTCGGTTTCTGGTTGCTGATCTATACCGCAGCTTGAAGCCGGGGCGGCTAATGGCTGTGCATTGCATGAACCTGCCGACCAGTAAGCAGAATGACGGTTTTATTGGCATTAAGGATTTTCGTGGAGACCTTATCAGGTCATTTCAGGATGCTGGCTTTATCTACCACTCCGAGGTTTGTATCTGGAAAGACCCTGTGATTGCCATGCAGCGCACTAAAGCGCTGGGGCTTCTACACAAGCAGGTAAAGAAGGACTCCACCATGAGCAGGCAGGGTATACCTGATTATTTGGTGGTGATGCGTAAGCCTGGGGATAATGAGAATCCCGTATCTGGCGAGTTCACGCATTACGTTGGCGACAACCCACCTATGGGGTTTAAAGGCCACCAATACAGCGATGGCCGGTGGTATTTCGTGCCAGGAACCCAAGGAACAAGCATTGATGTTTGGCAGCAATACGCCAGCCCGATATGGGACGACATAAACCAAACAAACACGCTTAACTTCCGCGAAGGCCGCGCCAGTGACGATGAGCGCCATATATGCCCACTGCAACTAGACGTTATCGAGCGCGCCATGCAGCTTTGGACAAAGAAAGGCGACACGGTTCTGACTCCGTTTTTGGGTATAGGTAGCGAAGCATATATGGCCGTGAAGATGGGGCGAAAGGCTATCGGATGTGAGTTGAAGTCGTCATATTTTGAGTTGGCAAAGCGAAACATGCTCAGCGCAGAAGAATCTCAATACGATATTTTCGGCGGTGCCGCATGACCAAAAGCATACGCAAAACAATCCTGGACTCCCGGCACTACAAGTCCGGCGAGTTTTTTCGAGCGGTAGATATACAGGATGTTATGTCGGCCAGCGGCAGAAAGGCTGGGCTTAACTCCATTCAGCAGGGCATGGTTGATCTGAAGTTTGATGGCATTCTTGGCATTGAAAAGCGCAAGCACGGCGATGGATTGGCTCGCTACTACCGCACCGCTCCACTGACTGAGATGCAACCGCTGAGAATGCCCTGGCGCAAGCGAGACGACATACCCATCCACAACACGGTGTGGTGCTGATATGCGGAAGCTAATTTATCGAGACGACATTGCGCTGGCTATGGAGCTTAGAACATGGGGCGCGGAGTGGAAGCAAATCGGCAGGGGGTTGGGGTATCACCATGAGTCTATTCGGAGAGCCGTTCAGCGCGGAGAGCGTTGTGGATACGCCGCCACGACAGCACGCGGCACAGATCAGGGCGCTATCGACATTGGAGCAGAGACGGGAAGCGTTGGAGAGAGTCCCGCCGCATTTGCGTGGGCTGGTAGAGACATACTTGCGGCTTGCCTGGGAGCGCAGGCGTGAACTATTACAACGAGATAGACCCATTCGCGGCGGCATGGCTGCGCGAACTGATAAAAGCAGAGCAGATACCAAGCGGAATAGTCGATGAAAGGAGCATAGAGGATGTTAGGCCAGATGAACTTGAATGGTATACACAGTGCCACTTTTTTGCAGGAATCGGAGGTTGGAGCCTCGCATTGCGCCTTGCAGGATGGCCAGACGACCGCCCTGTTTGGACAGGAAGCTGCCCATGCCAGCCTTTCAGCGCGGCAGGCAAAGGCGCAGGGTTTGATGACGAGCGGCACCTCTGGCCAGCTTTCCACTGGCTCATCCAGCAGCGCCAGCCTGCAACAGTCTTTGGAGAGCAAGTTGCGAGCAAGGCTACAGGGCCTTGGTTCGACCTTGTACAAGCTGACATGGAAGCCACTGGATACGCCTTCGGGCTTACCGCGTTCCCGGCTGCGGGCATCGGTGCCCCGCACATCAGGGACCGCGCTTACTGGCTGGGTAACCGCATCAGCGCGGGACTGGAAGGACACGCCTGGCATGGCGACCACACGGTCGGACGGCAGGAGCCGGGTGGACCAACTACCCCGACAGGCTGTGCTTTGCGGCTGGCCGACTCCGAGCTGCAGCAACGACAGGGCTCCACAACCAGCAGAGATAAAGCGCACAGACGGCAGCAAGCGGCAACAGAGACTTCAGGATTTCACGGCGATAGCAGGCCCAGCCCGACTAACGGCCAATGGGGAGCTGCTGACTGGCTGCTCTGCCGAGATGGAAAGTGGCGGCCAGTTGAACCCGGCACATTCCCGTTGGCTGATGGGATATCCGCCCGGGTGGGACGACTGCGCGGCTATGGTAACGCCATTGTCCCGCAGCAAGCTGCTGAGTTTGTGATTTCCGTAGGGGAAGCCCAGGCATGACCGAGCTTAAGCGCTGCGTGGGCCAGATGAGCGACTACTGGCAGCCGGTAACTGACGCCGATCGTGATGCCTTGGAGGGTATGGAGCGGATAGAGGTCATCACTGATAAGCCCAGGACGGGAAAGCAGAATAATTCCATGTGGAAGTATTGCGAGCAGTTGGCCGTTGCGTTAAATGACGCAGGTTTCGATGTACGCACGTTTCCGTGGAAAGACGGGCTAGAGATTCCCTTTAGCAAGCACACTTGCATGGAGCGATTTTGGCGACCTGTCATGGATGCGATGGCAGGTGTTGACTCGACAACCGATCAAAGCACGAAAGATGTCATGGCCGTTTACGCGGCAGTGGATAGGGCTATATCCACCAAAACCGGCGTCACTGTCGCATGGCCGTGTCGTGAGACTCAGGAATGGGAAGCAAGGAGCAAAGCGGCATGAGATCCGATTCAATCAGAAGATTCCCAGAGAAAAAGCCAAGTGATTCTGAGCGCAAAGCAAGGGACAGGGCAGACATTGAGCGCCAGACTGCTGAGTATCTGTCAAGCGGCAAGCACGTTCAGCTAGTTGGCTCGGAGTTAAACCGCTGCCCTGTGTACCTGACGAACACGACTCTGAGGCCGAATAAGTGAGCAAGGCCAAGGTGTGCAAGGTGTGCAAGGCTGACTTTAATCCCATGCGTTCGCTCCAATCCGTATGCGGCCCAAGGTGCGCCGTGAAGCACTCAGGCCTAACCAACGGCAAGGCCAGAGAGAAAGCCGCCCAGAAGGCACACAGGGCGCGCAAGGACGCTATCAAGACTCGGGCAGATTGGGCCAAGGAAGCGCAAAAGGAGTTTAACCTATTCATTCGGGCGCGTGACGCTCACCAGCCCTGCATATCGTGCGGGCAGTCACCCAATCAGGGCCAGCGCCATGCGAGCCATTACCGATCGGTTGCGGCTGCAAGCCACCTTCGCTTCAACGCATGGAACGTCCACGCAAGCTGCGCTCAGTGCAACAGTATGAAGTCGGGCAACGTGGTTGAGTACCGGATAGCACTGGTGCGGAAGATTGGGCAGGACAGGGTGGAAAGCCTTGAGTACAGCAATGATCCGCGCACCTTTGATATTGACGAACTGAAGCGAATCAAGCGGATCTTCACCCGCAGGGCGAAACACTACAAGAAACTCAGGGGAATCGCATGAGCTTATGGCAGTGGACTCTAGTAATCGTACTGACGCCGCCAGTGGTGGTGACAGCGTTCTACTTGATTCGAGCGGGGATTGTGTTGCTGGCTATGTGGATGGATGACAAATGGAAACAATAAGAATCGTATCTACCGGCGGCGTGTCTATTGACACCCAAGTTTACGGTAGTGACGGGGTGGCGATTAAGGGGGTAACCAACCTGTGCCTTACTTTCCCAATTGATGGGCCGGTATTGGCAAGAATCTCTATTGGTATGGCTGGCGTAGATGTTGAGGCGCACCCGCTGCTTTCAATCGAAACGTTAATGGAAGCGGCTGAGCACTACGGATTGGAGTTGGTGGATAAAAAATGGAAGCCATGAACTGCCCGTATTGCGGCCATAAGGTGACGGCCTGCATCAATGCCCAGGCTGGTATGCAAGTCAGAGCTTGGTGGTGCCAGTCCTGCAACTGGACTGATAGGGCGATAGGGCGGGAGCGGCTGATGGGGGTGGAGAATGAGCAATGACGTGCAGAGCGTACTGATACGATGGGGTAAGAGTCGAACAATCAATGACGCCAGCCACCTTGATTACTCGCACGAAACGCCATTCTCTCGGCTGAGCAAAAGCGGCGGTTGGGGCGTAAAGCTGCCAGCTCTGGATGATGAGACGCATGGGCAGGTTGACGTAGTGGTTTCTCAATTACACAAGGTAGATGAGTATCGTCACGCTGTGATCGTTATGTCTTACGTCCACTGCTGTAGTGACGCAGTGATTGCTAGAGCGCTCACCAGAGAAACCCATGTGCGCCACACTCGCCACCATGTGCGGGATATTCGGCATCGTGCAGAGGGCTGGATTGAGTCAAGATTGGGGGCTTGACTGTCGCACCAAATAGGGCATACTTTGTCACAGTAGACTAATTGACACCCAAAGAACCCGCCGCGTGCGGGTTTTTTTGTGCCTGAACCTTGATGGATGGGAGTCGCTACCTATCCCTTGCCCCTTAACTGGGGCTTTTTTCTTCTAATTCGCTTTGTGTCTGGAGACTCCGAGCGGATCACTCGCCACGTCTGATCACCAGGCTAACCACTGGGGCGTTGGCGGGTGCCTATTAATTGCAAGGAAGCCGATGAGTATTAAACCAGAAAGATCAGAGCAGCGTGAGGAATGGCACAAGGCCAAGATTTTCTCTGTCGCCCACCTGCTGGCAACGCTGGCAGCAATTTCTGGCGGCATTGGGTTTGTGTATGTGTTCGGGCAAGAGTTCGGCGTGATGAAGTCGGACGTGGCGCGCAACAAGGTTGAGATTCGGTATCTGCAAGAGAGTCAGACAGAGCGTGAAAACCAGTTGAATGCGCACCTATCCAGTATGCGAGTCGAGCAAAAGCAGGACTTGCAGCGCATTGAGGACAAGGTTGATCGGCTGATTGATCGGGAGCTTAGGAAGTAGTGACACCCGATCACCTGCTAACGCTGGCGATCATACCGGCTCTGTCGATACTGCCAGAGCGCATGGATTCGACGCCTGCTAGGGCGATGCTGATAGCGATTGCATTGCAGGAGTCTGGTTTACGCCATAGGGTTCAAGTTGGCGGGCCTGCTCGCGGGTTCTTTCAGTTTGAGCAGATCGGCGTTGCAGGTGTTCAGCGGCACCACAGTACGCAAGAGTTTGCGGCTGGGTTAAATCAGACGTTCCTATACAGCCCCAACGAAGTCTACAGGGCGATTGAACACAATGACGTACTAGCATCGGCATACGCACGGCTGCTCCTGTGGAGTCTGCCAGACGCCTTACCGGGTGGGCGGGTGGATTCAGATTATGCGCTGGGCTTGTACCTAAAGGCATGGCGTCCAGGTAAGCCTCGTCCAGAGCACTGGGATAGTAATTGGCGGGCAGCATGGGCTGGATTGTAAAAGCATGGCAATGGCTGGTGCTCACGCTGTCGTCAAAAATGCTGTTTCGCCGCGCAATCATGGTGTCGGCAGTCGTGTACTTCGGCGTGCTGGGCTGGCGAGTGATGGCCCCCGAGATTCTGCTAGTAATTCAAACCCCTGGTGCAGTGTTGGCGGGTTCAGTGTTCGCTATGCTGTCCGTGATTGTCGGGCTTTATCAGTATTTACGGAGCAAAGATGGTGATTGACATTACCCAGCCCAACATGGCATCTCTGAGACAGAGTGCGAGGTTACAAAGGCACACGGTGATCTGTCTGACGCAATCAATGTCGAGATTGGTTTGCGGGCCAGATCAATGGGCTATCACACAATGCGCTTTGCTGTGACTGCGGGCGGCTTTGTTAGCCGTTGGGCAGTGTACGAAGAAACGAGAAACGGCATGGACTACTACCGCGTGGATTTAGTGAAGGCGATTGCACTGTATGAGGGGCGGGTATGAAGGATTATTTGATCCGTATTTTTGATGCGCTTTCGCAGCTTGGAAATTGCATTATCTACCCATCAACCGGGACGCCAAACCACAGTATTAGTGGTGACGCATACCGCTACGGGCGAGTAAAAACCGAATATTTGATTGACTTGCTGTTCAGCCCAATTGAGCGCGATCACTGCAAGGTCTCTCACGAAGCCGATATTAGTAGGGCAGCGAGACTGCTCAGCGAGACAGGACGAACACGATGACACTCAAAGAATTCCTCGCTACTGCGAACGAAGATCACGCCATAGCACTGACAGAGGCGCAAGCGTACACAGTGCAAGTCCCGAAGTTGTACACGGCCAACGTGATGACCCTCCTGCTCGTAGGCGCTGGGGTCTATGGCTTGCTTTCTGATACAGCACAGGACACTAACAGTCCTGTACGAGACATTTGCATGGCGTTGATGGATCGCTTGCGTAGCGAAGGTGAGTTCAACTTGGCTCCATCAGAGTCGATGGGCCAAGCCAACATCGCTATGCTGGATGGTTTGATTGCTGGCTTGCCTGACTATGATGCACAGTTCAACGGGCTCAAGACGCAGTTGTTAGCCGGTGCTGAAGAAGCCCAGTATCCGTTTGCTAACACGACTTTGTATGATGTGTTGAAAGCCAGAAGTACTGTGCCTACCGTGTTGGCAACTCCTAATGAACAAGGCTTTGTGTTAGTAACCTCTACTGCTGTATGCCCTGAACATTCCCCTGTAGTCACTGGGATGAACCCACGCACTAACCGCAGTGAGCGTGTTGGTTTCCTGCGTGGTGTGTCAGCGGTAGGCACTTATGAATGCCGTATTGCGCATGAGCACCGTAGTTGGGTATTGAGCCTGGACAATCCATACGGTGTGTTTGGTGAGTAAGCCAATATGCCTTACGCATTAGTCAAGCCGAGCGGTATATCTGGTCTGTCTGCTATCCTCG